TGATAATAATCACCTGCTCGAGACAATTAGACAGCAGGGAGATGAAAAGACTTTTCTAAAAGTATCAAAAAAGCTAAGAAGGAAACCAGACCAAAAAAAGGCAAGTACTTTAACGGCCGGCGCAAAATCTGGAGGAGATCATTCTTCAATGGATTTAATTCTTTATAATGATTTTTCATTCAGGCGATTTACTCCGACAGAGTGCGAGTCACTTCAAACAATGGAAAAAAACTATACAGAATTTGGAGATTTCAATGGAACGATTAAAAAGATCAGCAATACACAACGGTATAAAATGTCAGGAAACGGATTTACAAAAGATGTTATTGTTCATTTTTTAAAGCAAATGAGGAATTGAAACAAAAAGACCCCTGAAAACGCCTTAGAACCGATTTTATTATCCAAGGGGTATCAGAGGTCAATTGTATTATCTTTTTTAATCCTGGCTTGGTATTGTTCAGCCAGGATTTTATTTTTTGCTTTTAGTATTGTCTGACTTTAACCCCCCGATAAAACCACGTATCCAAGAAAAAAGGAAAGCGTTGATTGTGTCTATGAAAATCGGCTCAATTATTGAGTTCCATAGAGCCGGTAATTTTGTATTGAAAAACTTTGTGATTGCCTTTCCTTGGATCTCCCCGACTCTTTCGGCCCATTTCGCGAATTTATCAAAAGGAATCTTCTTTAAAATCCACCCGCATATGATAGCAGCAAGTGTACTTCCAACCGTTATTAGACCGTAATTAATTAACCATGCTGTTGCTATTTCCATTATTTTACCGTTCTTAAAAGTTTTCTGAATGAATCAATATCAATGTTTGGGCATGTCTTTTTTGGGTCAAGTTCATAATGACCAACTACATTTTTAATTGGTATTTTGAATTTTACCATTAAATCAGAAACAAGATCAATCAAAGTTCCAATTTGTGACGGTGAAAAATGCTCTTTTCCTACCAAACATATGCCTATTGAGTCTGAATTATACCCATAAGCGTGTGCTCCTTTTTCAAGTGAATCAACTATCATATCACCGTCTATCGGCCTACCGATTTCAATAGCTCCATTCATGCTATCAAGATAATAATCGACTTTTATCTTTCCGTTGTTTATTACGTATTGATAACCAATATCCCTCCATCCATTTCCATTGATATGCCAATCTCTAATTTCTGGAGCAGATCCCCAAAAACTATCTGAGCAATGAATAACTATTCTTTTCCATGATTTCATAATTATTTAGTATCAGAAGATGAATCTGTTTTTGGTTTTTTGTGAATAGTAATGGTTTTAGAGGGATCTTTTATAGTGACCTTACTTCCGTCTGGTTTTTTAATCGTAAAAATTCTTTCTGGCTTTTTAATTTCTGTCATAATTACCTTATTATTTGGTTATTTGTGTTTTCTTCATTGGATGCCACGATCTGCAACCTTCCTAGCTGCCTCAGCAATCTATCAAATCTATTTTCAAGCCTCTCTCGATGCTCTTTTTCTGCTTTTGCTTCAAGCTCCCACGTTTTGTTTATAACATTCTGATTGGATATTATCTTTTCATATCTAGCTATTTTTGCAGGATGTTCTAAAAGATGTTTTTTCATCAGACTAATATCGTAAGCATACCCAGAGACATACCAAACGAATATAACGACACTGCATATGCCAAACATAGCAGCTTTTATAGATGTCGATATTGTCTTTTTTTCAATGTGCATTAAAGCCTTTTTGAATTAAGCCTCATACCAAATTGTTACCCATCCACGATTATAAGAAGTAGAGCTAAAATTTGCACTATCAAAAGCCCCGCTTGGTGTGCGATTTAATAGTACGTTTCCGATGGCTGTATTTACTCCTCCAGTACCATTGTCAGAGGCACGAACCTGAGCAAAATCATAATAAGCAATGTTTAAATCGTCCCTTATTGTGCAAATAATACCTCTGATACTGGTATCAATAAGACCATGTGGGATACTTATATTAGCAGTAGCATTCATGTCCCAATCACCTATAGCGATAACCTTGCATTTTAATCCAGAAGCGGCAATTCCTCCTTGGTCTTTGATGCTTGCAACTTCAGTAATTGTATTACTATCACCTGATAGGCTTTTATTTGTGAATACTTGCCCCCCACTATCCGATTCCGCTTCTGAATAAACATCCAAGTTAGACCTTGCAGTTGATGCGTTTGGTAGATCAGCAAGGTTTTGGGCTTTAAATAGGTAGTCGGATGAAAGGATTTTCCATTTTAATGGATTAGTGTCCGGCTCAAAATTCAAGTTTGGAGTTCCAGGAGTTCCGTAAAGATCAATCAAAATTTCACCGTCATAAAGAACAAGTGAAACCCCTTGATAGTATTCTGTCTCATCGTTCCATTCTGGAATCCCGGATTGCATCAGGTAGGCTAACTGAGAAGTAATGAGGTAAAACAATGAATTTAGATCTTCAAGATACGGCAAAACACTAGTCCCTTGATCTGATACAATCGCATTTAGTCCAGCGGCATATTGAGCGAGAGTTTGCATTAATTCAAGATCTTTTGTCTTAACAGGAGCACCAGCCCTCTTTGATCCAATCTGAGAAAACTCACTAGAAGTACCTGTTGTTCCAAATATCTTTTGTGCTATTCTTGTCAGAAGTGACATTTTATACCCTTAAAATATTAATCGAAGTTAACTATAAGACCTACCCCTGCAGGTTTCGGTATTGCATTTTGTGATACCATTATGCTGACCATTCTACTTAGATCACTGCTAAAAGTGTATGATATTGTCATGTCGAAATTATCATCAAAAACAACCTGTCCTGGAAATGCTTCGTTTATTATGTCGTCTATTTCACCAACTGAATTATTTATATTATTTTGGGCAATTTTAAATTTTATTAATATTCTGAGTTCAGAGTCAGTTAGTTCATACAATGACCCCTCGTCCGTTTCATACTCCAAAAACTGAGCGTCTGGAGGGTTTTCTTCGTCATACAATATTAAACCAACTACATCTTCATATGGTGTTGGCTCATCATAATCCACAAATCCAAAATATGTTCTTGAAAAATCTATACCAGATGAAACCCTTGCAACGCCTGCGTATTTTGCTAACACATCAAGCTGAACACCGATAGCAGTATCAACATTATATCCATTTTCAACCGACCTGATAAGATCATAGATCATCAATGCTCTGATTATGGATGAAATAGTCCCTTCTGAGTTTGGCTTGTTCTTGTATTGCAGTATTAAGAGGTTCGTATAATAAGCAATTAATTCATCGTTCATGTGATTGTAATTCTCGCTACATCATTAACAAATCTATTTTGAGGGGATAAGATAGGTTCTACCTCTAGCCATGTTGCATCATCAGAAGAAACTTCCATTCCGGTTATCCTGTATTGATCATCAATGTCTTTTAGGAAATCAATGATATCATCTGATCCGGCATCTCCTCCAATTTTCCAAAAAATACCGTCAACGATCAGCCTTTTTATGTAATCATCGTCTATGAATCCCCCGCCGATCAGTTCAATAGAAAATCTTATATAAAGATCTTCTGATCCTGGCCTATCAAACTTTGAAGTATAGAAACGATTATCAGGTCTTTTTATCACAGTTGATTCAGCGCCTCTCATTCCTGAACCAGAAGATTTTTTACGATATATAACCTCACCGATTTCCTTATCGCTCCCGCCCTCAACGATACACCAGATAGTATTTGGTTCAGTTCCGTCCGGGTCAACAATTTTTGTATCATTCTCATACACCCTTGCGACTGAAACACCGTCCAGATCTGCCAGTGCCGCCTCAATTCCGTCAAGATAACCGGTTGAAGATATGGCCACTGATGCCCTCCGTCTTACTTTTAAGTCTGCATCTGATTCTTCGTCTACCCCGATAGATAAAGCGCCTGATGGATTGTTTATTCCTGTTACGCCTGCAATAACTGTTACTGGCTCGGTAATGGTATTGGTTTGTATTTCGACTATTCCTATTTTAGCAGCTCTGAATGTCAGTAATTGGGAATCAGGACCAACTATAGAAATAGAATCCAATAGATAAAACTCTGTTCCGGCATCGTCTTTGACGGTGTAAAGATTTGATACAGTCGGGTTGAGTTCGTCTGATTGATCATCGAGCCCAATTAGATTAATGGCTACATCATTCGTTATTTCAACCGGAGTTAATGTATATGTTCCACCGTTTCTTGAGATAGCGTTAATAACAACACGTTGATCCAGTACACGTCCAAAAGCCTGATCAGGATCGAAATTGGCGTTTACTTGTTGGAGTATTTCCCGGAGATCTACACCGCCCTGAGCATATATATTTAGTTGCTGGCCGTCCTGTGAGTTTGGATCGACATTAATATCATCTCCATAGATAGCTATAAAGTCAGCAACTAATTCATCCCTGAGTTCTTCCAGGGTTTTGACCTGTAGGCCATTTTCGTCTAATTCGTCCGGCATTAAAACCTCTTTATCTTTCCGTTATGAAATATTTTAATGGTAAAATCACCCTCAGATTTCATATGGATATAGACTTTATTTTTTGAAGAAACATAGATTGTTTTTTCTCTAACTTCATTTTCATCCCCATTGTTCACTCTATAGAAAATAGGTGATGACGACAACAAAACTTCAATTCGGATATTCCCATTCCCTGAAAATACTTTTTTTCCAGATCCTTCCTTTATTTTCATATCTATGTTCTAGACTTAAATGTAACTCCGACCCTAACATCAGATAAACTGTCAGCGTCAACAGTCAAAGCCAGTGTTTGATCAGGAAGTATATAGGCATCAATAATGCTTAAATCGATTTCCTTGCTGTCTGATTTTGCCACTGGAAGAGTCAAAACTTTGGTTTCTCCGTTCATAACCAAAGTTCCTTCTTCATCGTATTGCAGCGGCGATACTCCTGTTTCCACATCCTGCCATATTGGATTTAAAATTGTTGGTCGAGAATAAACCCTAAATGTTACAGGTTTATTCCCCTCCGATGCAACAGCAAGTATTCTCGGTAAAACGTATAATCTGTTATCTTTACCGAGCCATACTTTTGGGTTCATAAATGAAAAGAGATATGTTTCACCTGCAACCACAGATAGCCTAAAATCATATGAAACAATAGCCTCAAAAGCTGGATCATATGGTATCCCATACAAGCCACCAACGGCCGAAGGTGTCCTTATAATTATACTTGACGTATTTCCCGTATTTTCAACAAAAGCCGACAAAGGGAGTGATGCGTTTTCCACAGATACGTGCTCGTGAGTATTGGCGTATACAATAATATGTACCGCAGATAATTTACCATCTTTATCTTCAATTGAAAAATACTGAGCACCAAAACCTAACCATTGAAAATCTATTGCATAGACATTTCCTTTTGTTGGATCTAGGTCTGGTCTTTTATCAATATTCCATTCTGACTGTGGTATAAAATAATCAATACCACTCCTACGCCTCAATACGCCAAATATTTCACCTTGATATCCAAAGGCCCATCCATCCGCATCGTTAAAAACACCCTGCAGTTGATTACTTTCTGACTTGGGAGGACTAAAAAGAGTTGTAAATATAGTTCTTGCGCCACGGCCAGGAGTGTAAGCAAGCGGTCTGTTTGTCCTGATAATAGCAGACCCATTTGGGTCAATACCTGTATCGCATTTGGCGTATACGTTGTCATGAGTAACACTGCCACCGTTTTCAGTTATGAAATGAGCCATCTGCTCATTTATATTGTACGAAAACGACCAACCTGTTTGGGGCTTAAATTCAGAAACGGCAACCTCGTTAAATGCTGTGACAGCCTGCCTTATGTGGACATCCAGCGGTACCCCGCCGGAGTTAACAGCAAGCGCGCGCTTTTCGTTAAGCTGTATGACGTAGCAATCTTTTAGTCCCTCAAGCGACAATACATCATTATTACTTGGCATATTAAAAAATTAGTTTATCAGTTCCAAAAATTGTTGTTATTAAAGCTTCACCGGAATAAGCCCTTGTGTCCGCTGTAAGTGATGACTCAAACGTGTTTATTTTTATAACTCCTTCACTTTGTAAAATGACCCTTTTTATATCTGAGTCTAATAGATTTTTAGTTCCAACATCAAGCAAATTATTATAATCAACACCTTCAGCGGTAGCGTAAAAGCAATCACCTTTCCATTGCAGCAACCGGGTTTTTATGTTGTGCATGATTGCGTCCTGATCAGTTAAATAATCAGAAAGACCCTTTCCAAATGAGAAATCACCAGATGCCGTTGAGTTTCTAATAATCATCCTATTTTTACCTCTCCTGATGCTGAAGTAATCGTCCCCTCAACATCTATTGGATCTGGGTTTAATGTTCCAACGGCTGGAGAACCTGAACCACCTGAAACAGAAACAACAAAAGTATTTGCTGGAATAGTGACTACTACCTCATCCCCAAGACGTGCTACAAATTCTTCTGAGCCTGGACCTGACAGCCCCAAAAGTCGCACAAACTCACCATCATTTGAAAACGCTTTTGTCTTTGGATTGATACCAACTAATGCAAAACCGTCAGAAATACTATGCTTTCTTGTATCGGATGGAACCGCAACATTGGCAGTGTCCCACCAGTCGTCAATATTTCTATCATTAAAAAGAACAATACAGTAGTCGCCTTTTTTGATAGGCATATCTAAAAATGAACCGCCACCACTAATAACCACATAGGGACAATCAACGAGCAAGGGATATTTTTCTGTCTTTTCTTCAGATATTCTTCGTAAAAACTGAATCTTAATCTCTACTGTTTGATCATCATTGACTTTCTGAAGCTCCCCAACCTGAACACAATTAAAATTTGAAAAAACAACATTCCGGCTCTCTGCAAGCAAGTCGTCAAGATCTGGAGGTATGATAGTTTGTTCCATTAAGCGGACTCCTGAAGACCATCTGCTCCAAAATAAAGTGATAGGGTTGTTGTTGCAGAACCGGAAGAAGCGCCAGATATTTCAACATTGTGATTAAATCCCACTATTTTGTATTGACCGTTGTACCTCGGTTCAAGGCTCTCTATTTCGTAAACTCTTCCAACTTGTACTTGAGGTTCGAAAAGCGTTTCAACATCTAAAAAAGTCTCTCGCCTTCGTGGCGTTGAAAGAAGATCATCAGGATCAAGTTTTATCACGGCTCCGGGTAAAACTTCAGAGCTACTAAGAATATTAAGTTTTTCTTTATCAATAAACCATTGTCCATCCACTAATTGCGTCAGAACGTCTGATGATTGACCAATTAGTGATTTTCCCCTGGGGCTTTCCCCTTCTACTGGTGAACCTAAAACACCCACAACTAGGTTTTGCATGTCATTTGCAACTTGTCTGATAATGTTTTCTTTTGGAGTATTCTTTTCAACGGTGCTCGAAGTAAAACCATTCTGAATAGCGTTCATTCCGTCGAAGCAATCAAGGCTGGTTTTCCATTCCGTGTTTTCTTTCACTGAAAAAGCCTCGTGTATATTTCCGGTAAATATTTCATGAAGTCGGTTATTGTATCCTGCCTGTAGTTGAACTTGCCAATAATCCGTTATAGAAAATCGATCCTTGTATATTTGGTTCCTGGTAGCAGGACCAAGGTTAATCAGTTCTATTGATGCTCGATTGGCAGATGACAAAACATTCCTATTAACAACAAATTTAATGGTAAATGGAGGCTTAATAGTAATTTGCTTTCCTGCTGGATTAAATACATCCAAACTGTAAGTTCTTCCAAATTTACCTTGCATTATTTTATCACCATTGCGAATGCTGACCCGGCAAATTCTCCAGATGTTGAGTACTGATAAATATTGGCATCTTGATCACATAGATACATTTTATCGTCGTCTGTTTTTAACGTGATATCGATAGATAAAGATAATTCTGATGGAGCATACGAATGCGTACTGTAACTAGCTGTTGATAAATCCCATGCTGTTGATAAATCATATTGATATACTTTGTTATTCTGAAAACCGGAAAGATACATTGTATTTCCATCCGATGTTACATCTAAACCAGTACAATTATTATCTTGTGCTGCTATGCTTAAATTCACTGTATCATATACTAATGTTGATAAATCCCATGCGGTCATTGAGTACTGGTTTATTCTATCGTTTGCAGAGTCGCAAATATATATATTTGTTCCATCACTGCTAATACAAAAACCTGCATTAGCATTCCCTTCTGCAGTTAGAGACTTAGAAACCGGAGACCCAGCCGTAGACACATCCCATGGTGTAGATAATGTATATTGATAAACTGATGCTGCTGAAAGAATATACATTTTTGTTCCATCTGGCTTGAATCTAATAGCTGTACCGTTGCTGAACGAAAACGAGATAGAATCATAACTAGCCGTAGACACATCCCATGGTGTAGATAATGTATATTGGAAAACGGCATCGGATGATTGCCCAAGAACATACATTTTTGTGCCATCTGGCTTGAAGTCGCATCCCTGTAATGCAGATTCTTGGGCTGAAACGTCTTTTGATTTATTGTCATAAGTGCTCTTACTGATATCAAAATCCGTATTATTTGACACAATATCAATATCAGTGCTTTTATTGATAACAGTTTCGACATCTCCGGGGACCAGTGTTTTTTTGGTTACCCCTCCGTATTTAACAATCACTTCACCTAGCAACATTTCAGAACAGTCAACAACCGTTTTGATTATTTCATTCCCTGAAAGCCCTGAGACTGCTTCCCATGTCTCAGCTGTTAAAAATTCATGTTTATAGATATCTGCTTTCACATTCCCACCGAGTAGCCTATCTCTGAGTTCTTCTATTGATATTCTACCGATAGGACCGGCTTCAGACTTAGAAGCAAGCAAGCTTCCATCCTCTGAAATGCTATCTAGTGGATCAATATCCAAAAAATCAATTACATCTATGTCAGCCATTTTTACAATCCTATTAATTGTCCATTTACTAAAATTCCGGTTTCAGAATCAATCCCGACTACATCTTGAACGCCTGGCTCGGTTGTTAATGTGATTTCGCCTTGTTCAATATAAAACTCCTGAACCTGTTCAACTTCTTCCGGGGAAAGAATGTAAATATTTGCCCTACCAGATGAAAAATCATTTATAAGGAAAGGATTTCCTGATCCTTCTGTTATTACTGCCACTCCAAAAGGGATAATTGCTTCATATTGACTAAGTAAATTCGGTGAAGAAAAAACGCTGTTCCCCTCGAGGATAAATTCTTTCCATGTTATATCCATAAACCAGGCCTGGACAGCGGATCTATAATACAGCTTCATTGAAACAGTATCCCCGTTACTTGCCGTTGTCGCTAGATCCTGAACTCCTGTTGCTGCTATTCCGTCTAGCCTTTTCATTTGCGCCCAAAAATCTTAAATGGTAGGGAGATTAGTTCATCCTGACCTCTTATGTTCCCTTGGTCCTCTGCTGGAGCCGACTGCACTTTCTCTCTAACTGGGAATTGGTCTTTGTCAAAATCAACTGTTTCTGTATCTGAGACTCTTATCTGTTTTAGAGTTACTGAAAAATCTGTTATCTGGTTTGTCTCTTTGTCCTGGGTTGCAGAAATTGACTGTATTGTCATGTCGTTGAAAAAATCCCATGGTGTCTGTACTTCTAGTTTAATTGTATCTCCTAGAGCAGAAATATCCTTGTAAGCCTTTTGCTGCGCCGTTTCTTCCGGCCCATCTCCATCAAAAAACCCTATAATATTCTGTGCTTTGTCGAGTGTCTGGTTAATCGCTGATATAGCGGCCTGAGCTCTTTGTACTACTCTTTGTGCTTCTTGGACTGCCCCTGGTGTTAGATCTCCTGTATAAGCCTCAACAGCTTCAAGACGGTTTGATATTTCCTGAACCGCACCCTCCACGCCAGCCGGAGACCTGAAAACCAGCTCACCAATGAAACCGGTTAATGTGATTATGATGGGCTTTTTTACTTTATGATCATTTAGAAAAGAATTAGACTCAGTGAAATGATCCGTGATGTCGTAAGTTATGTTTAGAGATTCCTTACTAGGTACATCAAAAATAAAACCCTCAATCCCCCAATTTTCTTTAGGCCTTAGAATGGTGTTGGCCTTATTATCAAGGTATGACCTTGCATTTGATACCCCGGAATTAGTTGATTGGACTATTGTCTCAAAACTCATTATTGATCTCTTGGTAGTTGAGCTGATGCGGCGTTAATTGACCGCTGTATTGAGTTTGCGGCTGCCTCACCTGTTGAAACCGGATCTCCTGACCCGCTGATATTTACGTCAATATTATTATTTTGAGTAACGCCCTTGCTTGTGATCTTAGAAAACATATCACTTATTGCTTTTACAATGTTAGTATCAGAACTTGATTTTAATCCGATTCCAGAAAACATACCTCTTATTTCTTTTATAATGCCCGAATCAACACCGGACTTTAGGCCGATCTCTGCAAAGCGCCCTCCAGGAACAAAATCGAGAATTCCGGGTGTTTTTATATTATTATTTTTGGTAAAATCTCCGATAGCTTTTAATTTTTCATAGACAAACAATATTGATTTTCCGAGATCTCCCCATTCTTTTAAAATATTCTTAATGGACATTTCATCACTTGAGGAAAAAGCCTTGTAAAGATTGTAAGCCTCTTTCAAAGAAGAAAAGAAACCTTTTAAAGATTTCTCCAATTCAGGGAAACTTTTCATAAACTCCCCAAAAAGAGATTTACCACCTTTTGAATATACGTACAGATCATCCAAAACGGCAACCAGCAATATAAAACCAGCAGCTATCAGTCCGATAGGAGAAATAAGAAGAGCTGAATTCATAAGTATTATTACACCTAGCAATCCCTTGATTGCCGCTTCCCATCCAACCGTGCTTCTTACCAGGCTATTGATCATTGACGCTGCATTTGTTATCGCACCGACAAACATCGATACATATTTATAACCGAGTTTAAAACCTTTTATTATGCCTTTTTCATTGGCTTTCAAGAATTCTTGAATATCCTTTGTTGTCTTTCTGATTTCAGGTGAAAGCCCAACTGCTATCTGCGTTTTCATGTATTTGATAGCACGAGAAGCCAAATCAACTGATGATTTTGTCTTGTTTAGTGTTTCGATTGCCTGTGGTGAAATGATCCATGCCCTATCAGCCATCGAGTCAAATTCATCCCTGGTAAGATTAAGGGTTTGCAGAAGACCAGTACCAACACCAATCTGAGACAGAATATTCTTTTTCATTCCATCGGAAAGACCTTTTGATTTCTCTCTCAGATCTTCAAGAATTTTAAAGGGGTCTTGCCTGGGATCGATACCGAGTAACTGATAACCGGATATGTCGCCTTGACCAAGCCTTATCTTTTCTTGATTAGAGACAATCGCTTTTATTGCTGATGAAACGGATTCGGCTGATTGATTTGTTTGTTCTGCGACTGACTGCCATTTTTGAAGCTGTTGAGCACTAGCCCCTGTCTCAACTTCAAACTGCTTGAATGCTACAGCTCCAGCCATTGCGTCAGAGGTGATCTTTCTAATTGCAAGTGATGTTGCGGCGGCGGCTGCAGTGGCGGCAAACATGCCAACTTTAACGGTGGTCATTGCCCTGTGGAAGCTTTTCGCCTTATGTTCGTCTGTCTTTAATCCGATACGGGCGAATAGTTCAGCTATATTCATTTTTCGTTTAGTTTATATTCTGTGAATTCGTATTCGGAAAGAAAGTTTTCATAATCAAGTATCCTGAAAACATCATCGATTGGGGCTTTTCTGACTAGATCAGGATTACCGCTATAATATCCGCTTTTAGTAATCCTGATACAGATGAAATCTACTTCTGAGGCTGTGATTTTAACTTTTGGAGTAATTCTGTCAGGCCTGGAAGGTTCGAGAACGCTGAACTCGCTAGGCCGAAAAAAGGGGCTATGTTAATTTTTAATACCTCCATCATGATCGGATAATAATATTTCCGGTTTTCGACTTTATCGAAGAAATCCACATCAATTTTATCTTTTCCAAACAGAGCCCTTTTAGCACATTGAAAAAGATGCACCCTGATTGCACTATCTGTTACTAATGTCAAAATAGGAGCTGCTACCCATCCAACGTCACCGGCCTCAAACTTTTCAATATTCTCAAGATCAATATTCACAGAAGACAAATCAATCTTGATTCCGTCTGCCTTGAGGGCTTTTGATATCGCCTCTTCTAGTGCCATCACTTCGGCAAATGATGCAGGGGTGACATTTAGTTCAATTCCGTCTATTAATGACATTATGATAAGCCTCGATCAGAATTAGCGAATATGATTTGCCAGATAGTAACAGCCTGTTCAGTGTCCCCTTCAACATTTTCTTTCACGTTTGGCATTTTTTGGACAATACCACCATCCAGTGAATATACATCATTGGTGATATTACCCTCACCGTCACCGACTCGTTTCACGATCTCACCGTCTAGCAAAGTGTAAGCTGCAGGTTCATTTTTATATCTGTTCATTTCTGCGTTCAGATATTTGTCATCTGCTGAACCTCGCATAACTCTTACATTAAATGTGCAGACTACGCCGGTAGAGTTAAAAGCGTAAATAGTATTCCCGTTCTTTCCTGTTTTTGCTTCAACTAAATTATTTGGGAAATCAAGAACACCGGTATCCCCATCAGCCAAATCAGCGAAAATTCGAGGAGCCAAACCCCTTGACCCTATTGCAATCGTGTCTTTACCCGTTAATGATACACTCATTTTTTAATCCTTATTTTATGGTTCAACTAAAACGATGACATCAGAGCTGTGAATTGCTCCAGACTCTTTTGCAGCAATTTGAACAACAGGCGCCACTCTTGTTTCCCTCACGTTTTGAGCTTGCTGAGAAACAGGGAGAGAATAAAGATAATACCCAAATTCCTCAATATTTCTATCATGGTCTGCTGGATTTCCAAAACGTGTAGCATTGTTCCATGTTCCAGGGGCAAACACGCCAACCCCAACATATCTTTTCATGACCGCGCGATAAGAGCCCTTTAATCCATCCATTCCCGCTTCTGTCTGTGGAATCCTGGTCGTCGTCGTGGCTAGATAATTAAAACCGGCAATCTGTAAATCAACTTTTAGAGCGAGTCTTGTATAAGCCTGATCAGAAAACAGGTTTGCGCCTGATATGAAAATCTTTGGAATTCCAAGATCTGCCAGAACATCAACCCCTGCATTTTGAGAAGCATCTAAAAATGTTTGCGTAACACCTGAATCAGCAACCAGTCCAACAAAATCCTTGAGATGCATTGTTAAAGCGGTTCCTGATGCATTGAAATTGATTGACATAAGTCTGGACATGTACCCGGCTGCAAAATCGAGTGAATCATCTTCAGAATTTGTATAAAGCATACACCTTGTTTGGGTATAACCAGAATCTTTTAGTGTCGTAAAAACTCCGGCTATATCAGCGGTAAGATTAGAACCAACTGCTTGAAATTTGTCCAGGCTTTGAACAGTGGCAGCAAGCTCAAGAAGATCAGCATCAGCAAATTTTGCATTATAAACAATACCGAAATAATTCACACTTGCTTTTGTTCTCAGTATTGCGTCTTTTGCCCGTTCAACTCCTGTATCTGCTCCGGTTGCGCTTCCTTCCAATCCGAGAGGAACAGCAATATCTGTACCGGTTCCAGCTGTTCCTATATCAATTGATTTTGTGACACCCGTTGCAATTGTCGAAAGAGTGACAAAAGCAGACGACAATTCGCCTGATAGTGTAAAAACCAATCCTGCAGCTGTAATATCAGTACTGTTTAGAGATGTCTCAGCAGTCTCAAGAGAAGTCGTGTCAATCTCCCCGATAAGTTCATCACCTGCACCACCTCCATCAACATCAACATTCAGATTGTAGTCTTCGGCGGCTAAGCTCAAAAGATTAACAGGTCCATTTCCAAGAATGACAGCGGCTACGGCTGGAGCTGTTTGCAGTCTGGGTATAACAACCAGAAATCCTCCACCGGTTAAGATGTTTAGTTTTTGGTTAAAAACAGCAAGAGCAATCCTGTATGTATCAGAACTACTACCAAAATCCAATGCTACTCCATCAGGATTAAGATAAGTCCTAGATACCCCGAAATCACCAGGGATTGGAGCGTCATCTGTAATAATAGCTAGTGCTGATGTATTAACATTTGCAAGCCCTCTTTCTGGTCCTGAAATTGATACTCTGACAACGTTTCCAAGGTCTAAAGACATAATACCCCCCTATTTTTGATTAATTATGGAGCTTCGGCTAAAACTTCTGGTTGTAGAAATCCATTATAAGTAATGATTGATTTTTCATAGATTTGAACACTGTTGATAATTACAGGTATTTGGTACCTGTTTAATGCTGACCGACCATCAATAAAAGAAAGATCTTGAATCTGTCCGGCTCTAAAAATCCTTATTTGATTCTCTTCCTGTTTTTGTTCTGAGTATGTTGAGCCGATAGCTGCCAGAACTTCAGCTTTTCTGTATTTTGCATCCGTATTCTTGCTGGTGATCTCAATATTGTAAGTAGCAGAAACGGAAACTTTTTTAATTTCCTTATCGTTGGCATGGTCAAAACTATTAGTATTTCCGATTATACGCTCAGTTCCACCGGATACAACAATATAAATACCTTCATCCTTTGGGGATTTCCAATTCTGATTATACACAACAACTCTAGAAGGATCTATAGACATATCAGTCGAGATGATGTCGCATAAAATGATGTCTGGTTTAATCAAGTGTAATCCTCAATGGCTTCGTATTTAGTAAAACCGGATTCTCTCCAATCGCTTGCTTGATCGATTCTGAATTTCTTTCCTGAGTCTACTTTAATAATATCATCGGTAGACAGCAACAACGTTTTATCCCTTATAATAACTGACCACCATTTCCAAGTCCTCTGCTCTTCCGGTTTTCGGTTTACTTTTGCCGCCGGCATTGGCTGTAAATTCGCTGGATAAGAAATGGTGGATTCAGATTCAACAGTTTCATGATCGACAACAGACTGAGTAATTATCGTTATATTCGTTTTTCTTGTCCAGCCTTTCAGAGCTCCACCAAGATAAGGAACCGGCATTATTGACCCCCAACCCTTGAAGTTATTCCCTGCCTGAGTGGACCCTGATCTATTAAAATGGCATCAGAACCTTTTTCTTTTTTAGTAGATTCTTTGATATCCTCCCACGTTCCAAAACCACCGGTTTCAAAAGCTTCCTGGATTCTTGCTTCTCCAGCTATACCGATCAATTCAAAGATTCCGTTAATGTTTGACATTTCAAGGAGTGGCTGCAATCTAGGTTGAACTGCCTTTTCGATATCGTCTTGACCGGTTTCCAATGGCATACGAATAAAGGATCGTGAAGGAATAACGGTTGTATTTCCTCTTCCTGCTCGATCAGTTCCGAATTCATGAACAGCACCTAATCCAGCCAATGTTATTTTTCCGCTTTCCGTAGATCCAGCAGAACCTAAAATGCCTATATCAACAAAATGTTTCTTTTCAAGGTTTTCAATAAGCTTTTCAAGTTTTGAGAAATCACCGGACACCTCACTATTTCCTGATTTATGACTAAAGCTCATGGAAGAGTCCCACCGTTAACAACAGAGACAGCTCCGTCTAGATAAGGCTTGGTTAGAATAAGATATTTTTGGCCATAATACGTATTGCAATAAAAAGCGAATTCGCCCTCTTTCATCCATTCCGGTATTTCAAGTGATTCTGATATACCATCAGCAGACCGTGAAGATTGATTAAATTTTGCTTGTCCGTTAGATTCTATGGCTTCAGAATCAAGTTGTAAGAAATGGGCTGTTAGATACGAAAGGGATAGCTTACAAGTTTCCTCATCAGGGAATAGTCCAGGATTAAAAACTGCTAACGCCTCAGCAATGGCCGAATCAATATCCTTGTCCCTGATTTCAGGATAAACATAAGGCTCTGAGTCACCATACAGGAATTGCCCTCTATCAAAATATTCTTTGAATTCGGTTGCGGTTATAGTGCAAGTCATTTTTCAATATCCGTTTCTTTTGCTTTTTTCTTGGCTTCTGACTCTGATTTCTTCTGATCCGCTTCAACCTTTTTGCTGACTTCAACAATATGCTTTTTGTAGTCTGCTTCTGAACAGGCATCTTTGAATTTCTTAATGATAACTTCTGCTTTTTTGGGATCGAAAGCCAAAGACTTGCCTGGATGAATAGCATCTGTTCCGGTTCTGTCTCGCTTGAATACTACAGGCCTGACCCCTTTATTATATACTTTTACTGGCTTAGACATTGGTTACTCCTTTTTTGTTTTATCAGCCTTTTTCTTGTCAGATTCAGCAGAAACAGGAATTTCTTCTTTGGGTTTGGTTGCTTCCTCCAGTTCCTTTTCTAGTTCTGAAATCTTGTCTTTGTTGGCCTGATTCTCTTTGAGAGCATTTTCAAGATCACTGATAAGATTCCCATTGATTTTCATACCTTCAATGTTCGAATTTTCGATTAACACCTTTGACAAATTTACATTTTCAAATATTGATGATGACAAATTGACATCCTTAAAATCTGAACCTTTTAAAGACGTATTAACAACCTTAAATACATCAATGTTCTTATCTTCAATGGTGCATATCTTTCCATCCAAATCCAAAAAAGCTTTTTTGGTATTTTCAAAGCCCTTCTCCAACTCTACGATCTTGTCATTAAGCGTTTTGTTTTCAGATTCAAGTCTAGAATTCTCCTTATTAATATTCTTTTTTCCACCAACAACCAGAGAATCAAATTCAATAAGTTCCCTGGGATACGCTTTCAAGTATTTCAATGCCGTTTTTTCATCCATCGTTACAGCTCTGCCCGGTTCAATCATCCCCGGTTTTTTGTTTTTCCGTGGGTAATCAATCGCCCTTTTTCCTTGGTTATGTACTCTGATTTGTTTAGCCATTATTGCCTTTAATATTGCGATTTAAAGAAAATAAGCCAGGACTAGCCCGGCTTATCTATTAACTATACTGCAGTTTCGTCAAAGTACAAAACCTCACGCTTACGATTGATCAGCAAACCTGAATATTGGCCATGAGCCGGTTGAGTCCAGTTGAAGTTATTTGCCGTAGCAGATTCCAACATGGTGAAATCAACAGGTATGGTCATTTTCATAGTTTTTGGATCAGACTTATACAGGACATACCTGTTTTTATCGATCCCTCTGTCAGCGTTTCTGTTGTCCTGAGCATATGCAAGCCCTTTGATCTGGAAATTAGGGTTGTCAGTCGCTTTCCTGAACGAGTTAAGCAAATACTCGATCTTCGAGACATTGAAAAATGTTGCAGAAGCAGGAGCAGTTAAACCCAAATAGTCATTTGCAGGCACAACAAACATATCAGGCTTATCCTCAGTGTCATTCGAATTCGTGAAATATGCCGCAAGAGCACCAGCCACGAATGCAGCAAACTGAGTTTCCGTCATTGTTGAAATTGGTACAGGAATCAACGTTGTGTTGATGTTGACTTCTCCGTCATTCAACAGTCCAGTAACTAATGCATTTGCAGGATGACCTAGAAAAGCAACTTCCTGAATACCTAGATCCCAATTGGTTTTCAATGATTCCATTTTACCTGAAACCACATCCCAATTAGAAGCCGCCGCCGCCTTGGCAATAGTGGCAATTGTCCAGGCAACCTGTTTAGCCCAAGTTATAATAGGCATTCTGATAGGCGCTAGAGCTGTGTCAACCTGCGCCATTCTTCCAGTGTCAGATTGTGTATCAACATCACCATCGAAAAAGCCGCCACCTGTTTGGAAAGTCAGGTTTTGAACAATTTCATCATTCCATGCACCAAAACCAACGTCAACGGGCATAAAATCGGCTGGAGCAATTTTATAAAACTTCTGCTCGACAACGTCGGAACGAATCTCTGACAGTGTGTCAATCAGATATTGATAACCCATTCCAGAAATGACAATGTCTCCATTGGCATTGGTAAGTATCTGCCCGCCTATTGTCATGTGACCAGGCAGGAGACCATTCATTCTCATAATTCTTTCCATCTTAATCTCCTTTTATACTGGTCCAGTTCCAACCAGGACACGAACAATGTCGCCAGCTGCAAACGATTTATCGAGAAGGCGACCAAATAGAGCGCCGGCTGCTTTGGCCACTACCTGACCAGGAACAAGAACATTGAGCTGAACTTCTGCCCATCTGTTAAGAGCGCCGGATGCTGCCATCCACTGAATATTGCCATTGTAAGAGCACTGTACGATATCACCGGCCTGTACAATCCCGTTTTTCAGATCGTAGATACGAGCACCAAAAGGGATATCAGTGTCAGCTGCGAGAACATCACAGAGAGGCACACCGTTTGGATCATTAGCCCCACCGTCAACAATTTTTAAACCTTCACCTCCCTGAATTCCATCAGCGACAAGAACAGCGGAATCCGGATCAATCCGGAATGTGAAAGCTGGGCCAAGTCCACCGACCTGCAAATCCAACATCCCCGGAAAGAGGGACGGGCTGAATTGATTCATATTTTGAGTTGGCATTAGTTATCTCCTTCGTTTTTTACAGGTGAACCGTAACGAGCTTTGCCTACATCGATTCTAGATCTCTCGGTATTGATCGTGATCTTTTCAGGTTCGGCGCTTTTGGTTGCATTGATTTTGAGCTTTTTGAAATTGTCGTTCGGCTTATCTTTCTCATCAGCCGAATTCTTTTTCAAGTCAGGATCAACGACATCTTCCAACGGTGTGTCTGTTGCAGGTTCAGCGTTTTTCTTTGCACAAAAATTATCATACAAATCTTTTACTGAAACCTTTTTTCCGTCAATGTCAACGGTGTCTTCCATGTTCAGCGTTGCTTTGGAATCCTCGCCGCCTTCTTTATTTTCGTTTTTATAGGATTCAATCATTTCTGAGAGTGGAAACTCACTTCCCTCTTCATCGACAAGAACGGAATCAGAATTCAATTCCATTTCCTCGTCTTTTTTCTTTTCATCGGCTGGAGGATCAGCATTCTTTTTCATATCCTCTGCCGCCTTTTTCCTGAAAATTTTAAACATTCTTTTACCCTTTTTAGAGTTTTCAAAAATACGGACATCTCCGTATCTCGGTTCCTTAACAATTGCCATGTGATGATACTCGCCGCCTGTGACCTCTTCGTCGTAGGGTACGTTATTATATGTACCGCCTGGTCCGGCTTCAGGAATATAGGCATTAGAAACACCATACCCTTTTGAGATGTTATCTTGTGTTTCTTCATCCCATATCATCATGTCTGCAAAAAAATAACCTGATTCTACATCATAGCCAACATCCGAAATAACACCGACTGCATGTTTTTCTGATTCTTCACCGGTAAAATTAAAAGCAACCTCAGGCTCTATAACTTTATGGATGAAGTTAAAAACAGGCTTACCAAGGAAAGAGGGATTCATTTTATCAAGAGCTTGTTTCTTGACTAAAACCGTCTCTCGTTGATCTCCATCGGTGTAATCGACAACGCCGGGCGTGATGTGCAATGTTCGGTATCTTTTTGGTTTCATAGTATTGTTGAGGAGATTTATTATTTATGACTATTGGATAACATGTTTGTTTTTATTTGTCAAAATTTATAAAACCGGTATTGCCCCGCACCTACACCCGTACGCTTTTCCAGGTGTCCCCCTCCCCCCTGTTTGTTCGTCAATGATTGGGGGAGATGAGTAAAAGAACGTTTGCCCGTGTAGTTTTCTATGCAGTGTCCTGGTTCTTCCATCTCCTGATTTCCCTCCGGTTGCAGACCACCTAAATTTCCTAACACCGGCTCCCTGATATCTGGAGTCACGGACAGTTGATGTTAAGAGGGTTGTTTCTTGTCTGGCCAGGAATTTAGCCTTGTTATTTGTTACACCGTATTCATTTGATATCTGATCAATCAGTTCAAGCCTGTTGTACCCGGATAATATATTCTTTTCTATCATCCCCCGTAGTCGTTCCGTTTGCTTTGGTTCCCAATTCTTAATAGAAATATTAAGATTGTTGGTATAGTCGTTGATAATGTTCTGGGAGAGTTCCGGAGTAACATCGAGAATTATACCTGTGTTCTTTAAATCCTGGGTTGCCTGGTAATTCATTGCAGCAAGAGGTTTTTCTATGGAGTATTTTAGTGAATCTACCGCCGCGGAAACACGTGATGGAATTCTATCTATTAAACCTGATATCTTCTCATTAAGTGCTTTTGATTTTTGATTTGCAATGGTTGCGGATGCAGAAATTGAAGCCGGGGGAACGCCTTTCCATGTCTTTGACCTTCCGTCATACTTGGCAAACTTATCCAATTCAGTTGATATCTTCATACTGAAATCACCAACAAATTCACCGTTTGAATATCTAATTATTCCTTTTCGGATTGCTGACAGTAGTGCGTTATTTGCATTAAGTCTAAAATAGGGATCTTCCAGGGCTTTTATAATATCAGACCAGAACAGCTCATAAAAATAGTATTCAAGCTCTTTTTGTGTTGGTTCTGAATATTCTTCTTTCCATCTCAGCATCACTTTAACCTGAATACTTTTTTAGTAGAGTTTGCTTTTTTGTCAGTGATTATTTGACTGCCAGGAAGAACAAGAACGCTTTCACCGTGTTCATCTGGCATGCCTATACTTGTGTATCCTAGTCTTCTGGCCAATTCCCCCTTTAGTCCTTGTAAAACCCACCCGGCCTCTCCAATATATTCACTTGTGCTGCCTGTATAACCAATCAGATCAACAAATCTGTCTATTCCCATTTCAGGCTCATTTATTTTTTCACTTTCTCCGGTTTCCTGATCATGGTCGACTCGATATTCGTCTATGCTCTCATCTCCCATAATATAATCTAATAGTTCCACATATTCGTCTTCGTTTGGTTCTTCAGTATCTAGGTTTGTTTTTTCTATTATTTCTTTTATGTTTTTACTTACATCTTCTGTTTTTTCCTCATCGTAAAAAACAACACGTCTAAGGTCATCGTGGTCTATATGGTTAGAGCTGAATAGCTCTTGTATGTTATCACCATGTGACTCAGCCACCTCATATTCATAACTCGCGAAGATACCTCCAAATAGATTTTTCCTACCTCCTGGCAGCTTTTCTCCATAAGGTGTTATTTCCGTGGATTTTTCACCACCGGTTCCCGCATATACTATGTCCCCCTTGCCTTCCTTTCTCAGGTCTTCTGCCTTTTTTGAAGTTATGTATTTATCTTTTTTGCTTACAGTTCCACCGCCCCCTTTTCCAAACTTACCATCATCATCACGTGGGTGATCTTCCTCCTTGAAATCAGTGTTTAGTTTATATCTAACATCTTTTTTGCTGCTTCCTGTGATATGGTCAATTACTGAACTTTCTGTTCTGGCAAATATCATATCATTCCCCTGTTTCCGTAATGTCGCTAAATACACCAGGGGGAGGGTCTGGTTGATCTGGCAAATTACCGCTTGTCAGATCTGTCTTTATTGTCACCACACCATCATTTTCAAGCATTTCTCCCAACTCAGAAGACGTAAGCAGGCCCCTATCATAAAGAGCAAGCGCCCTGCTATGCTGGGAGTTTTTGACCTCCTCCTCTTCTTTTGCGCTGAGAATTCTTAGAGGTGGGAACTTAAAACGAAAAGGAGCTTTCCTTCCCCACAAATGAAACATGCTCAACTCGATTACTTGTCTGATTACCTTGGACATCGGTGTTCTTACTTCAGACTCTACCATCATGTTGTAGTTTTCTAGATCAGACTCTCCGGTATTGAACCCAGATGCAGATAGGCCAAATAGTTTTGTTTGCGGCATCCTGAGAGCAGAACAAATACCGATCCTGTTTTCTCTTCCTACTTCAGCGAGTCCAGTAAACGTTTGGTTTTTTGATTCATAATCGTCTTTTGCATCCATTATCAAAGCGTTTACATAGTTCTTCATCTCGTTAGCTAGCTGTATTCTTCTAGTAATAGCCGTTGTCCCTGTAGCGTTGATAAGTTTTTGATTAAAGCCCTCAATTTTAAAAATATCAACCTTTGATTCATCAAGGATTTCATAAAGTACATTTTGAGTTTTTAGGTACAGGTTCAAATCCTTAATCATGCGCTCACCCTCTGACATTCCCCATCCTCTAAGCTGTCTTCGAACGTACCAGGGCGCTCTTTTTCCTCTGATCCTGATTACTCTGGATTCGTGGATTTTCTGACCGTGAAGGTGAAAATAATCCTCCTTACCACCGTAAAAATTATCCTCAAGTCCTCCTGCATATGGGTTGGCATTGTCAAATTGCCACCGGTCAGCATCGTAAAGTTCAAGAGGGGAATTATGGAGTTTTTTATAATTTAGAGGTTCCTTTGGATCTTGATTTGAATTGACCACAAGTCCGGCACCACCAAAAAGCCTGCCCCATTTCCAAGCGTCCAGGATAGATGTCCATTGGTCTGTTTCTTCCATGAAATCCAATAGATCATCGATATCAGTCGATGACATCTGGCTAGATTCAATCTCGATTCCTCTAGATAATGCGTCCTGAACCGGTAAATCAATTGCAGTCTGAAATATTCCGCTTGATGTGTAGAGATAGGTTAAGACTGTTCTGTTGACTGTCAGTAGAGAATAATTATTGTTGTATGCGATTGTTCCATATCCAGCAAGATCAGAGCCACCGGTTAACATCGAGGAAACACCTACACCGGCAACAAGCTCGGAAAGAGAATTTGTAATTACTTGTTCATTTTTATCTTTCATAGCTTCCTTGGGGGGCTTCCTTTAGGATAATCTTTAGGATTAGTTTTAATAGTGATAGACCATTTTTCACTAGGTTTTCTAATTGTAGTTGTGCTTTTATTCTCATCCACTAATACGGAATCAATATTTTTTAGCATTGAGGTAAATTCCTCAATGCCGCCAACACGACTAATTATTGATTTTAAATAAAGCGATAAAACCCAGTTTATTATTTTATCTATCATATGACGTCCAATATTGATAGTTCTCCGCCGCCTAATTCGGCATGAGCAAAAACAAGAGCATCCATTCGGTTAGGAGACTGTGATGTTTCAGGATCATAAGTGCACATTTCATCCTCCAGGGCCATAAAAGGGATTCGGTGTATGATTTGATCTAGATTAGGCTCATATTGTGCGGCAACCGGTTCAGCCCTGACAACCTTACCCCTTGAACTATGTATTAACTTAACATTGATAGTTTTGTCAGCATTTTTTATTGTTGACTCTACCATATCGCCACCGAAATTCTTCTCCGCAACCACACAATCAGCATTCCATCGATGATAAGCGGCTTTGACTTCTTCCGACCATTCGCCGGGCGTTCCATGTAATGAATAATCATCAATAGTCATTTGCTTCATATTTCCTCTATCGTCAAAATATGACCCACCAACAATTATACCTACCTCGTCACCCCCAACTGAACCAGATGGATCAACGGCAACCACAACACGGATAAAATCTGGTAGATCGTCAGGGTAAGGATAGTATTTAATATTTGCTCTTTTCCAAAGCTTCCCGGCCTCAAGAGAATATTCACCATCCATGAAACGCCGTCTTTTTGCTTCGGATAAGTAAGATAGGTATTTTAAATATTCCTCTGATATATTCTTTTTATTATCAGCCGGGTTCATTCTTATCTTTTTAAAATCATCTGCAGGAACAGGCCTTCCGTCTGGAAATTGGCGGTCATGAAATATTTTATAACCCCAATGAGCAATTGAAGGAGGGTTGTAGTCTATTATGATTTTTCCTTTTACCCCTTGAGGTGGATTCAGCCTAGTTAGAATTATTTCATATCCATCATAGGATATCTGGGAGGCTTCATTGAGGAATATTGAAGCATATTCATTTCCAAGAATCTTTTCTAACCGATCTTTATCATCTAGACCACCAACCCATAATTTAGATTCATTAGGAAATTCATAAAACCATTCTGATTTATTAAGGTGAACACGTCCGGTTAGACCAAGGGTTTTTAGCAAAACGGGCATTGTCTGATGACATATCGCAACCTTTGCATGAGAAAAGCGGAATCTAGCTGCTAGATGGTGAGTTCCTGGGTATTTTATTGCTCTAAGTATTTTTGCGTAAAGAGCAATAAAGGTTTTACCTGATCTACCTCCACCCTCAAGAAGAGTGGTTGTATTATGGGAGATCAGGCGAATTGCTTCTTTTTGCTTTGGAGTTTTCTTGATTGAGAATTCTTCGGTGTCTATCATTTTTCTTTCAATTCTCTCAATGACTCCTTTAGTGATCCATCGTAAACATCTGTCATTCTCATTGCCTCATCAATAGCAAAGTTATACCCTTCTTTTCTAGCCCCTTTAATGATGCCTGGGTTTTCATCCCGGAAATAAGATGGTTGTTCATTTTCCCACTTCTGAAAAACTGACTGTTCCGGCGGTTCGTAGATCCATGAGATTTCAAACGCTTCAGACATCAGCCCAAGACACTCTTCTTTCTCGTTTATAAATCTATTTGTTTTTTGATCGTATGAATATTTACATGGATTGATAATGTTTGGCCAAAAGACACCACCATTCTTTTTACATAATCTAACAGCTTCTTCCAATGTGCATTCTTTCATGGTTTCCTTTTTGGTTAATTGTTTTAATCTAGATCTGAATTCAACATCAGTTTCGCCTAAATTCCTAATAGTTAATTTTAATGCATATTCGTCAAGGTCCGAGCCTGTTAAAATTTCTATTGGTATTATTGGAATTATGGAACACCTGCAGTAAAACATAATTTACCTCCATTTAAAGTTCATCATCATCTGAATCAGTTTTGATGATGATATCGCCTTTGTGGTTGAGTTCTTGCTTATTGCTCCAATTTTCAGGATCAAGGTTGATAGCGGAGAATATGTTTGCTGCAACGTCTGGAGCCATTCGCTTAATAATGGTTCTTACTTTTTGATCTTTAATTTCACCGGTTATCTTATCAACAATATCCTCGGTGTGAATCTCTTTGTACTTATAACCATCCGCACGTTTTGCAATATTGCTGACAACCTTAACAATCCGTTTTGATTGACCTCTTTTTATTGCGTCCTCTAAGTACTTAGCATCCTTGTACTCTTTGGTTTTTTCACCCTTATCTAAACCTTCAAGAACCTTGTAAAAATGGCTTTTAGACCAACCGATTGAAACAGCTATATCCTTAATATGACAACCTTTTCCGGCAAGCCTTTCAACTGACTTTAAAACCTTTGGAGTGATTTTATAGAAGCTTTTTCTTTTCCTAACCATTTTACCTACCTTTTAAAACCATCATTAAACTATTTGAGAGAAACAGACCCATTCTCAAATTCAGCCCACAAAAGAACCCTCTTCTCAACTTGCTTATCATCAATCAGATCTTCTCTGTGGTCTTGACCAATACCTATCATCACTTCTCTAAGTCTGTCTTCTTCAGTCATTTTTGTCCAAAAAGTCATTCTGGATCATATTGAACAACAACAGGAGCGTTGATTACTGCAAAAACAATTTCATTTGCATGTGTATATCCGGTGTATATCGGATGCAATGAATCAGCATATACCCTGCTTTGATTTTCTATTTTAGCCAAAAATAACATGCTGTAAGTCTCCCCAACTTCATAATTAAAAGGCTTACTTTCGCTGATTACAGTTATCGATTTTATTTTAGTTGCCATTTGTTTTGAATAGCTATTGGTTAAAGAAATAACAAGTTTATTCAATCCTGCACATCAAATATCGCCCTGGCATCTTGCCTGAAATCATATGATCTCCAGATAAAACAAGCCCTGTTTCCAACAAAACGCTTTAAAGTCATTTCACCCGATCCGTCACTTGCATAAAGAACCTTGTTTTCGTCTTTTTCGATTATAAGATTTAGTTTATGGACAAGCCCGGTAAATTTTGTCAGTAGATCAGTTGCTGTTATTCCCGCTTCACGATCTGTGTAAATTTCCTGTTCTTTGCCGAAAAGTGCGCTTAATTTCATTTTCTTACACTCCATCTTTGCCCATGGTTGGAAAGTTTTTCCGCTCGCTCTTTATAGCTAAATAAAAAAGACTAAAAAAACAAATTACACCACCAACACAGATAAAGAATATTGCCCAGATGATAGCTTCATAAATGCCTAGTATTATTTGCATAGTTCCTCCAGTCGTTTAATTTCCTGTTCTGTCGAATAAATAGACAACCCAATCCTGCCATACTTCTTATAATCACTGGTATTGTTCTTTCGCAGATCTTTCAAAATCCGCAAATTCTCTTTGGCCTGTTTGAGTTTTCTCTAGTTTTGATCCATTGGGATTCTATGATTTTGTGATCTTACCAAATCTGACATGACCTTTAACATTAACAAAACCTTTTATTTCTGGAATGTACTCTCTACCGATTTTATAGACTGTTGGGTTTCTTCTATTCGTAATTTCAAATAAAGTCAGATTTTCATCAATTTTTTGTTGTTTCATTCCATCTCTCCATTTGCCAACATTATAGTAATTAAGTCGGTTTCCCGGCTGTTTTGTTATTGCTATATAATCCCGATCTGATCAGAAAAGTAAGGCTTAATGAGCATCCTTTCCGTTGCTTTTTTATTAGGTTGTCCTGATTCAATCTTCTTGATGATTAGCTCTCCATCTCTCTCATAGATTTTATATTCCTGATCCCCGCCGTTGACCTCAATTAATAGTTGATCTACTTCGCTCATGACTGCACCGTTTTTGCCAAGCTCGTTTAGATTCGCTTTCATGTCTCTCTCCGTTTCAAGCCCGCTTTATTGCTGACTTGTTAAATACTATTCTACTGTATTTGGAGAACATGTCAAGCACTATTCTACTTTTTTTGTACTTTATTTATAATAAAAACCGTAGAAACCTCGTAGCCCAATGTTTTAAGCACTTTGGCCCTTGTTCCGTTCCTGCCTGGGTTTTTGCTCTGCCCTTTGGAATATGCATGATCCACGGATTTTGTGGAAATTCCCGATAATTCTGCGATTTCCGGTATTGATAACTTGGAACTTTTCACTTTTTTTGCTGTGAAATCTGCTAGTGCTTCAGTTGTTTCTAATTTCATTTTGAACCCTTATTGTTTTTAAACCATTAGATCTTACCTATCACCATAGATAACCGAATATTCCAGATAAAATGAAAGGAAATAGATATTTCCCATAGATTTTTGTGAATATCATCTTTTTCAATATCAATATAAAAACCAAAAGAAATAGATTGATATTCTTTCCATTCGTTCGTTATTTTTAAGCAAATGCGTTTTGGTTTTTCTGTTAACTCATTCTTTATTACGCCTATCGAACTAGAAAATTCTCTTAATAATTGATCTTGTGATGGCATTTTATACCCTATTTTTATTGTGATTGTTTTTAAACCATTCTCTTAGAACATCGTAAGCCTCACAACTTTCCATTTGCGGCGGCGTGAATCGCAATAGAAAATATCCATAAACTGACATAGCGTTATATTTTTCCATGTCCTCATGGTATCCCTTAACGCTGCGATGTCCACCGCCGCTTTTCATGTATGTGCCACCCTCGATCTCAAGAATTAATTTCTGTTCTGGCCAGGCAAGGTCATTTCTCCATTTTCTGATTGGGTGAAAAAAAAACTCTTCAACTGGATCAGGGATAGCCGGATTTCCATTGATTAAGCGGAAGAAATCTGGGTACTTCTTGCAATATGGAACGGGAACAGTTTTCGGTTTCTTGGCTCTGATTACTTTCGGTTTCCCGTTTTTACCAACGTCAATCTTGAAAGTGTCTTTGGACCTGCCTGGGAGCAGGTCGTCAACAGACAGGTGTTTAAATTTCCGTCTGTTCATTATCACCTTTATCTTTTCCAAGTTCTTCAGGAGGGCAGATAAACACCGCTTCATACTCGTTCGCATCCTGCTTGAAATGAATTATGTTCGCCTTGTCGTTGTCGTTTTCCATAGTGCAGTATATCGCTTTGACTTGTTTTGTTTTTGAAAATCCTTTCATTGCGCTTTCGATTTCAGAGGACATGATAATCGATTCATTCACAGCGGATGTTTTATTCTCGAAGAATGGCTGCAGATCCTTGAACTGGAATTTCGGTTGCTTATAATGAACATATTCGCCGATTGACTCCATTTCATTATCGTCAATCTCTATGAAAAGATGGCTAGGATCTCCCTTACCAAGCTTTTTACAGATTGATTTATGATCTGAAAGCATCACTGCAAATCCTGCTAATGACCCACGAGGAATCATAAAAGTATCTGGAAGTTTCTTTCCTTTTTTCCTGCATCCTGCAGCCTCGACCGTTGTGTCCTGGGCAAGGAGAATGACTCTTTTTACACAGTGATTGCCACCACCGGTAAAAATATAATTCCCTTCTTCGATCTTGACGAAAAGGCAATTTCTACCGGTCTTCTCTTCGCTCGGGATAACAGGCAGTATAAAATTAATCATGTTTGCAAATTCTTGTCGGTCTAAAATC